CTCCCCTCTGGCGGAAAGATCACCGTCAGCGGGAAAGACACGCAGGAAATGGTGATGAATGCGGAACTCAACCGCATTTTCAGCACCGGCGACCCGGCTACCCGCCTGACCCGTGCTATCGACTGGTCCCGCGACAACGCCGTGTATCCGCCCGAGATTGACCGGGAACTCAAAATCGGCGTAAGCCAAGCTGGGCAGGTCGCCATTGGAGGCCAGCCATCACCAGCGACGATGAACGCCCTCAACACTTGGAAGGTCATTCAGGAACGCGATCCGAATTGGGGGCGTGGCGCGACCGATCCCAAGACGCGGCGTTTCCTTGACGCGGCACTAAACAACATGAAGGTGGCTGGCAACGACCCAGCAGTCGCTATTCGGCTTGCTGTCGAAGCCGCGTCAGTCTCAGAGGACGTGCAGGCATTCCGTCGCAAGCAGGTGTTTGACACTGTTGTTGACAGGGCTGGCCGCAACAATCTGGGCATTGACACCACAAGCCGCAACAGCCATCAGGTTTTGGAGCGGCTTCGCGCCATCGCCGAAGCCAAGGCGGATTTTGGGATGCCCGCCGATCTTGCCGTCGAGGAAGCGGCGAAAGAAATCAAGGCGTCTACCAAGCGCATCAACGGCGCGTATGTCAACATGGACGCCAAGGGCTTGACTCCCGAACTGCGCGACAACTTCGAGCAGTTGTCCATGTCGATCATCAAGGAGTACGTCGGCCAGAGCGGGGACAACACGGACGACTTCACGTTTGAGTTGGTGCCCGGACGCGACGACCGCTGGTCTGTTCGCAAGCGTGGCATACCGGCGGCGGACCCGCAGCGGCAGTTCACGTTTACCTCCGCCGGATTGCTTGAACGCTTCGACGCCGAGATGAAGACGAACCGAGAGGCTGGCAAGGACAAGATCGTGAGCGGCATTCGATCGCGTGAAGCTCGTCAGAGCCGAAACCTCATGATGTCGTCCGAGCGGACGCCAAGCCTTATGGCCCCTGCCGGAGATGGAACCCCAAGCCTCATGCGACCCGCTGGAAATCCGACGCCAAGCCTCATGGTTCCCACCAAGAAATAATGAGCCGAAACAACCTTCTCGGGTACGATCGCGCCAACCCGATCGACCTTGTTACCACGGACCCGTCGGCACCACGTCCGGCGTCGGCGCAAAGCGAATCCGTTGGTTTTCTTGCGTCTTTTCCCGCTGCATGGCGTGAGAACTTTCTAAGCGAAGCGGCTCATGCCGCAATCGCTCCGGCGTTTCCCGTCGATCCCAACTGGTCGCCCAAGCGGACTGACATTGACGCTGTGACCGAAGGGATTGACGAAAACCTCTGGTACAAGTACGAGAACGCCGTCAGCGCGGACCACCTCTACAGCATCTACATCGACAACCTGTCCAGGATGGATCGTCGGCGCACGATCCAGCAGGCGGGCTGGAGCGGCGTCTTTGCCCGCGTCGTTGCCGAACTACCCGAGCAGGCCATTATCGGCATACTGTCGGGCGGACTTGGTAGCGTTGCCGGTGCTACCCGTGCGGCGCGATTTGCCAACTACGCCCGCGCTGGTTTCCTTGCTGGCGTTCCGGCGGCTGGGATGGAGGCGTTCCGCGCGTCGGTCAATCCCGACATCAAGGGCCGCGACGTTGCCATTGCTGGTCTTTCCGCGTTCGGCGGAACCGTCGGCGGCGCGATTGGCTCCAGCGCTGGCGGCGGGTTCTTCCGCGTTGGTGCTGGCGTCGGTATTGGCTCGGCGTTGCCGACGCCGATCATCGGCGGACTGACGGGGATGGACCGCAACGAAATCATACTTGGCAGCAGCGCTGCCCTGTTGGTTGGCGGCGCGTTTGGCGGACTCGGCGGCATGGCCGAGGCTCGCGGTCGCATCAAGCCGCAACCCGCGTCGTCGCAGGCGGCAGAAGCGGCGTTGCGTGAGATTCACGACCGCGCCACGGTCATTGACGCCGTACTAGGCGTGTTGGATCGCAGGCCAAAGATGGCTACGGGGCTGACGGACATGCCGCTGGTCTCCATGTCCTACGCCACGCTGGACGACATCACCTCGCCGGGCGGGTTTGCAACGCTCAAGGAGTATTTCGGACCACCGCCGGATCAGCGACTTGGCCCCATTGCCGGTCGTCTGTCCGAGTTCCCTGACCTCAACCCGCAGGGTCAGGCTACAGCCCGCACCCTGTCGTTTGGACTTGAGGCGACGCCGGATCAGGTCGCCCGCCGTCAGACGGCCATCACGGGCTTGCGGAAACTCGACGGGCAGGAACAGGCCCGCCTTGACGCGCTGGACCGGCTGTTTCCCGGCGCGGAAGAACTGCAAGCCCAGGCCGTCGCATCCAACGCTGAGGCCGTGGCTGGCAAGCGGGCCGTCACTGATGGGCGCACGGTTGACATCATCGACGCCAACGACATCGACCCGCTGTTCGCCGACACGCTCGGATTGACCGTTGACGAGTTGAAGGCCACGCTTGAAGCCAACTTCACCCGCAAGTTTGCCAAGGAGTTCGGCTACACCTTCTCCCGCAAGCGGATGGAGGCCAAGCGTGCTGGCGTGCTGGAGATGGTCGAGGCGTTGGACGACGACTTGCCCGCGGGTGTAACCGCGCTCACCTCGGACGACATCAATGCAAAGAACTCGCCCTTTGACGCCCGCCTGAACACCGCCGCCGAAGCACTCGCGGACGCTGCGAACCCGCCATCACCGGCGATGGGCGCGGCCTCCCCAAACGATCCGGCGTTTGTTGGCGATCCAGGTACGACTGCGCCACTCGACAACCTCGAACCGGGCATGTTCCTTGTCCACACCATTGGCGACGAAGTTCCGTGGGCGGCTGGCATTCGCAAGTGGACTTCGGCCCGAGCGATGAAGGTTGTGGCCAGCGCGAGCAAGAACCCCATTGCTCGCATTGCCGCCAACGTGCTTGGATTTGACAACATCTCTCGCGTGGACGCTCGCACGGGTGAACTTGTTGGTGTTCGCGGTGCTGGCGGTCGGTGGGCAGAGTTTCACTCCGAAGGCATGAACAATCCGTATCAGGTTCGTCTCTTGGAGGCGTACAACACGCACCGGAAGATGGGCGGCACGCTCTCGGAGGCGGAGTTTGCCGAGTCGGTTGCCAAAGCCGTCCGTCGGTTCGACACTCCCAAATACGCTGAATACGAAAACATCCCCGGCATCAAGGAGGGCGTTGCGGCGTATCAGGAATCTGCCAGCAAGCCCAGCGCGGCCGTGATGTATAAGCACGGCATCACGGGTGCTGAAACAACCGCCAATCCCAATCACGTTCTGCGTGAGTGGTTGCAGTGGAAGATACGGGAGATGTCGAAGAAGTATGGGTATGACGAGGTCATCAAGGCACTTGCCAAAGCCTACAGCCTCAAAAACCCCGACGACCCGCCGGAGATTGCCGCGCTTGTCGCTCGCTACATCCACAAGAACGGCGGCAGTCACGAGTACCGGCATCCGGGCCTTGACATGCTGGACGGCGAACTCGAAGTGGTCCTCAAGACCATGACGGATCAAGGCGAAAAGGACGCATTGGTAAAGTTGTTCCGGGAGCGTGTTGCTGCCCGCAAGGCGCAGAAAGGCGTTCCGACGGCTCTCCGCGATCGCATCGACCTCGACGAAGCCTACGTCCACACGACGGCTCGCGGAGAAAAGTTTGCCATTGAGGACTTGCTTGAGAACAACATCGCCGTGCTTGGCAAGAAGCAGATTCGCCGGGCACACGGCAGCGTGGTTCACAAGGAACTGATGCGGCGGCTGTCTGTTGAGAATGGCGTTCAACTCAAGACCATTGACGACCTGAAAAAGTATTTGCAAATCACCGGCAAAAAAGAAGAGATGAGCGACTTTGCGATTGGGTGGGACATTGCCCACATCGAGGCGATGTACCGCGACGCCGTTGGTATCCCCCGCGTCACCGATCCGAAGTTCCTTCCGATTGCTCGTGTTGGCCGCATGATCCGCAGCGCGCTACGAAGCACGCTTCTGACCTCGCACTACTACACCGCCACCAATGCGGGCGAGCCGACTAGCCACCTTGTAACCGACATCAAGACCGCCGCGCCCGCGTTGATCCCTGCGATTTCGGAACTGGCCGAGCGATCCGCCAACGGCACGCTGTCCAACAAGAACGCCCGGATGTTCGAGTTTATGACCGGGCGCGGGTCATCGTGGATTTCCGAACGCACGCACGTCATCGAAACGCCAACCAGCGGCGTTGACGCGGCTCTTGCCAAAATTGAGAACGCCGTGAGCGACACTGGGCGTTTCGCTTCTCGCCTCACGCTTGCCCAGCAGACGCAGGACTATTTCTATCGCGTCATGGGCGACGAGATGCAGCACCGCATCGGCGAGTGGATTCTGAGCGGCAAGCGTCCCAACTCCGCGTTGCTCCGCGAGTTCGGCTGGACCGACGCGCAGTGGGACTTGATCGCCAAGTCTGGTCGTCCGCACGTTGAATCCATGACCGGACCCAACGGTCGCAAGTATCTCGTTCTCAATCAAGAGAAATGGTCGCCCGAGGCGTTCTCGTTCCTTGAGGCTGGCATTTGGGCGTCGTTGGATAACGGTTTTACAAACCCCGGCAGCGCGTCTCGTTCGTGGCTTTCCAACAGCGAAGTTGGCCGTTTCCTGTTCCAGTTCCGCGATTTCATGTTCTTCTCGCTTGATACTAAGTGGGCGACGACGGCGTTTGCCTTCATGGAAGGCGACAAGGCCACCGCCGCAGCGCGGTTTGCATCGCGGTTCGTTGCCGGTGCCATCTGGTCGTATGCGTTGTATTCCATCGCCACCTACATCAAGTCGCTTGGCCGTCCCGACGCCGAGGAATACCGCCAGAAGAAGATGGAGAACGCTTGGGCTATTGCCGTTGGTCGCACGTCCTATTCGGCAGTGATTCCGGCGGTCGTAGACGGTGCGCGGTCAATGGTCGGTGCCGATCCCATCTTCTCAGCCGGTCGCGCGTCCGGCATCCAAGGCGGCGGCCTTGGCTCGATTCCCGTCGTGGACTTTGCCAACCGATCTATCCCGGCGATGGGCAAGCTCGTGCGTCGCCCGTTCGTTGAAGACGAGGACATTTCGGTTCAAGACGTGATGGCCGCAACGCGCGGAATCCCGTTCTTCTTCCAATACGAGCCGTTGACCAAGGGCGTCGAGTATTTCGCCCGCAACGTCATGAAGTTGCCGGAGAAGCCCAAGCAATGAGCAAGGACACCCGCCAGAAGCTCGCAGACCTGCTCGACCAGCGGATGCTGGAAGCGTTGGAGAACGGGCAGGAAGTCATGGACCAGAAGACCGGCGAGTTGGTCCGCATCCCGCCCACGCCAGCGATGCTCAAGGCCGTTATGGAGCGGATGAAGCAACTCGGGTCGGACGACGTGCCGGTCCACAACACCCCAGCCGGGAAGCTGACCGAGCGTGTTCAGAAGCACCTCAAGCTCACCGGCACGGACGGCGCGTTGTCCAAGCCCATCGAGGACTTCCAGTGAAGGTCTACGACTCGCTCTACCCGTCCGACCGGGAGTACAAGCCCGCTGTTCCGCTTGACGGGTGCCTGCCCGTTCTGGTCGATGGCCAGCGGTTCTACGCGGTCAAGCCGAACACGGGCGGGGCGCGTGACCTGTCTCGCTACGACCCGGCAGAGGCCCGCCAATGGCCCAAGCTCGCACCCGGCGCGTTGGTGGTCGTCAACATCGAAAGCCGCTCCGACAGGATCGGCGAGAAGCACCGCCCGCTCCGCTCGGACATCCGCCTCAGCACTGCCCGCGACATCACGCCAGACATCGCGTTCACCCGCAGCGTCATCCTCGATGTTCGCTCCGGCTCCGAGCGTGCGCCGGTTGGGTTGTACGGCATCCTGCCCACGGGATTCAACGTCTTCAATTCGGTGCTGAGCAACGACCAGATGGAACTGCGGCGGGTCCGCATTGCCAACGACTATCTGGCTCTCGAACTGCTTGAATCGCTCGACTTCCTCGCGCCTTCCCTGTACGTCAACAGCACGAACGAACGCCACTGGCGGGACTTTGCATCGTGGCAGATCAACGAGTGCCGCAGGCTGAGTCCGACGATGCCGGTGATCCCGTTCATTGGACCGCAGATTCACCCGTCGGCTGGCGTCGGACTGATTAGCCCGACGTTCTGGGAAAACCAGATGGTTTGGCTCAGGCGTCAGAAGTGCGACGGCGTGGTTGTCTGGTACTCGGGGCCAGAGAAGACACGGGCGTTGCAGCCCTACATGGACATCGCGTCCCGCATGGCAAAGGAACTCGCCGCTTGATCCTCACCCCGCGTGGGAGGGCGGGCATCTGCATCCTGCCCATCGCGGATGCACACGCACACTTTACGAGCGAGCCGCATTGGTCCAAGGTGCTTGACCTTGCCGGACGCCACCGCGACGAGATAACCCACGTCGTCAACGTCGGCGATTGGGGCGACTACTCGTGGGCGTCGGATCATCCACGAGGCGAGCCGTCGGACGCCTACAGCGAATACCGCTGCATGGCCCGTCAGTCGGACCAGCTACTCAAAGCCCTTGGCAAGCGGGCCAGCCGCGTCCAGTGGCATTGGATCGACGGCAACCACGAGTACCGCATCGACCCGACGAATCCCAAGGCCATTGCACGCGACCTTGTGATCCGGCCTGAGAACACTGAATGGCGGGACTCGTTTGCACGCTGGCGACGCCGCCCGTATGTCTTTGACAAGCGAGGCATCCTCCGCGTGGGCAACACCGCGTTCTTTCACGGAGCGGGGTGCGGGCGTGGGTCTGATCGGCTGGAAGGCTTGCGGATGTGGGCACTGCTCGGCGGTCCCCGCAACTTGCTCACGGTGCGGGGTCACACCCACACCGTCGTGGTCCCCCAGCCCGTCGAAATCACCGCCGCGACTCGGGGCACGCAATGGATGTTCAACCCCGGCCACCTTGGGCCGGCGAAGCCTCGGTACGCCACCAAAGACAACACCTCGACGTGGGGGACGGCCTTGAGCCTGATCCGCCAGTGGGGGAACGAACTGCCTCGCGTTCAGTACGAAATCATCCGCTAAGGGAACAAGCAGAATGAGTTACGAAGTCATCCACGGGGATTGTCTGGACGCCCTACGCGCGTTGCCGGACAACTCGGTGGACGCCGTTGTCACCGATCCGCCGTACGGCCTTGCGTTCATGGGCAAGAAGTGGGACTACGACGTTCCCGCGACGGACGTGTGGGCGGAATGTCTGCGGGTACTGAAACCGGGCGGGCACTTGCTCGCGTTCGCTGGCACTCGGACGCAGCATCGGATGTGCGTGCGTATCGAGGACGCGGGGTTTGAGATACGCGACATGATCGCGTGGGTGTACGGGCAGGGGTTTCCCAAGTCGCTGGACGTGAGCAAGGCGATTGACAAGGCGGCTGGTGCAAAGCGAAAGGTTATCGAACGACGTCGTGTCAAGAGCGGAGGGATGGAAAGTGTCAACAGGCTCAACGCGACGAGGCATAAATACCGCCCTGATTCGTATCAAAAAGGCGAGAACGTGTTGGATGTAACTGCCCCGGCCACCGACGCCGCTCGTCAGTGGGACGGGTGGGGCACCGCCCTCAAGCCCGCGATGGAACCGATCACCGTCGCCCGCAAACCTCTTGACGGCACCGTTGCCGAGAACGTGCAGGAGTGGGGGACGGGGGCGTTGAATATCGACGGCACGCGAATCGGCACGCGAATCGGCACGCGAACGGCATCGACCGGCAAGGTTGTCTCCGAGAACGTGGCGATGTCCGGCGCGAACTACGGGCGCGTTCCTGTTGGCACAACCGTTGGCCGCTGGCCCGCGAACCTGATCCACGATGGGAGTGAGGAAGTCGAAGCGTTGACCGGCTCCGCCGCCCGCTTCTTCTACTGCGCGAAGGCGAGCAAGGCGGATCGCGAGGCGGGGCTGGACCGCGAGGCGGGGCTGGACCGCGAGGCGGGGGTTGGAGCGTTGCGAGACGGCGGGCGCGGGAAGTCGTCGCCCAACCACCACCCCACCGTCAAGCCCACCGCCCTCATGCAGTACCTCTGCCGCCTAGTCACCCCATCGGGCGGCACCGTTCTCGACCCATTCACCGGCTCCGGCTCCACCGGACGCGGCGCGATCCTCGAAGGCTTCAACTTCATCGGCATCGAACGCGAGGCCGAGTACGTTGAGATTGCCCGCGCCCGAATCGCCGAGGCCGAACGTCGCCATTCTGAAAGCCTTGTGTCCGCGTAACGAAATCATCCGCTAACCGTGGGGGTTTTGCATGATTCCGTGGCCGCTCGGTGTTGGTGGTATCGACTATGCGTTCCCTCTGGACTGGATCGACTCGGAAGACCTTGAACAACTCTTGGAGATAAACAATGCCAGGCATCCCGCCCGGAGAGTCTGACTACCGCCCCGTCGTCTACGTCTCTGGCGTCTACAGCGACGAAGACCCGACATCCCGCAACCGCACCAAGCTCGACGAGGCCGTTGAGATGGTCTTGGCATCCAACGGAGCGCCCGTCTGCCCGGCCCTTCAGTTCTTCGACACCACCGCCGACGACGAGTATGTCACCCGCGCGGGCTTGAACATCCTCAGCAAGTGCGAGGCACTGTACGTTTTGACCGACAGTCCCGCCAGCACGTCGGGCGCAGGGCGTGAAGTCTCCGCCGCGACGACCTGGGACATCCCGGTGTTTACCACCGAGGAATCGCTGGTCGCGTGGATCAACGACCAGATCGGGAACAACGAAGGCTAATGCACATCCCGCCGGGCCTGACTGACGAGCAGCAGGCGTACTTCCGCAGGCTTGACGAGGACGTTCGGTTCTTCGTCCGCGAACTCTGGCTCGAAATCGGCTCCGAGAACGAGGACGGCACCGGCAAGGCCCCGCTGTCCGAGCTAGAGCTAGACCTTGTTCGCACCGCAACCGACCCGACGCACACCATCCGCGTCATTCTCGGCACGCGCGGCTTGGGCAAGACCTACCTGACCGCCGCCAGCAACGTCGCGTGGCGGCTTCTCCGCGACCCCACCCGCAAGATCGTCCTTGTCTGCAAGAACGAGGCGACGGCGATCAAGACTTCTACCTTGATCCGTGGGTGGCTCGAGACGGTCTGGTTCCTACAGCACCTCAAGCCCCGCAAGGCCCAGCGCGACAACGCCAAGTCCTTCGACGTTGGGCCGTCCTCGACCGACCGTCAGGCGTCCATTTCCGTCGTCGGCGTGGGCGGCACGCTGGAGAACAACCGCGCCCACACCGTCATCGCGGACGACATCGAGACGATCGGCAACACCATTACCTTCGACGCCCGCCAGCGGCTCTACACCCAATGCGGCGAGTTCGTCCAATGGCTCTACCCGTCCATCCCCTACGAGCAGGGCGGGGCACGCGACGCCAACGAGGTCGTCTACACCCTGACCCCCAACCACGAAGAGACGATCGTTCACAAGCTGATCGAAGAGGGGCACCCGGTCTATTCCTACCCCCTCTGCAAGCCCGCCCCCGACGAAGACACGTTCCCCCTCGCCCCGGCCGTTGAACGAATGCTCAAAGAGGGACGCCACCGGGCGGACGGGTGCCTGTTCCCCAAACGGTTCACCGAGGCCGACGTGGCCCTCCGGCGCATGCGGCGTCAGGAATGGCTCAAGGGTTGCCAGCTTGTCCGCACCCTTGCCGACGCCGACCGCTACCCGCTCAAGCTCAGCAACTTCATCGTCTACGACTGCGACGGCGACGAAGCCCCTATCAGTCTCTCGTGGGGCACCCGCAACAACAACGGCAGCACGGCCGTCGATGGAATCCCTTGTCTCGGTTTCAATAACGACCGCTTCTACCGGCCCATCCACATCACCGAGGCATCGTTCGCCCCGTTCACCGCGACGAAGATGCACATCGACCCGGCGGGCACCGGCAAGGACAAGACCGGGTACGCCGTCGTGAGCCACCTCAACGGCTTCTACTGGGTCCGGCGGCTGGGTGGCCTCCAAGGTGGTGCCACAACCGAGAACCTCGCCACGCTCGCCAGGATCGCCTACGAGACGAATACGAGCGAGATTACCATCGAACGCAACTTCGGTGGCGACGCCTACCGCGCTGCTCTCGAAATCCACGTCAACCGCCTCCTGTGCCGTCCCAACGAGCGACCCGACAAGCCCCGTGGCTGGGCGTGCCTCGTGACCACCGTGCCCGTCACTGGCGCTCAGGGTCACAAGGAGCGTCGCATCATCGACACGATCGAGCCGATCCTGTCCATGAAACGCATTGTGATCCCCACCACCATCGCGGGGAACACCGAGTTCCAGACCCAGGTATCCCGTTTGTGCAGCGACAAGGGATGTCTCGAACACGACGACATCGTGGACGCCCTCGCCGGGTGCCTCGCGGCGTGGAAGTTCACCTACGCCGCAGCCCCTAAAGACCCCAACAGCGTCGAGTCTGACGAGATGAGGGAGTGGCGGGAACGCATCCAGCGGAAGCACGCCAAGAGCGTCAGCAGGTTTACCGCACACTAACCGTCAAGGGTTGTCAACCCAACCGTCACCCTGCTGATAACCAAATATGGACGTAGGCTCATGTCTTGATTCTGTCCTTTTGGGTGGTACAATCAGTCTTTTAGTTGCGCCCGTGATGGAGCGAGCGCACAAGGAACACATCATGCAGACCGAAGCGACTCCATCGCCCAAAGAAATTGCCATGCGGCGCGCCGTCGAGACTCACAGCATTCACACGCTGCGACGCGCGTACATCAACACCGACAAGCACGATCACATCGAGGTTGTTGTCCTTGCTCAAGTCGATCGCGACCGCGCCGAATACGAGCATTGCCACGCATCCGGGCGTGACTGACACCCCCGAAAGTTGGTGGGCAAAAACGTGAGGGGAACGTTGAGTTGAGACGCGCGACCAGCCCCCCCAAGTGGTTGTGCTGGGGGGGCGTGATGATGCGTGAGAGAGCGTGACGCGATGCTTCCGCAAAGCATCGGCAGACGCTACGAATCGTGCGGGAATACGTGCAAGTGTGTGCGTGTGTGTGTTGATCGTGTCCGGGCGTGCTAGGGAGCGACCAGAAAGCAGGGTGAAAGCGTGACGAAAGCGACGGATGGGCGTGCGATGGTGGGTGAGTGCGTGAGTGAGCCGACCCTTCCCCAGTGTTTTTCTGGCGTGTCACAGGAGCATGAGCATGAGCGTGAAGCGACAGCCGAAGCGAATGAGGGTGCGTGCGAACTGGCCTCCGGTGC